TTGATCGGGCCACCTAAGATCAACCAACTCAAGAAAAGGCATTCTGACTTTATCGTAGAAGACGCATCCGATAGGGTGTGGGCACTCCTTGGTCAGTCGGTGCATAAAGTTCTTGAGCTAGCGGGTGGAGAAGATGAGATGACTGAGAAGCGTCTATACAAAGAGATCAATGGCTGGACGCTGACTGGTCAGACTGACCTCTACGAAGTTGAGAAAGGAATCCTTTCTGATTTCAAAGTCACATCGGTATTCTCCTTCCTTCTTGGCGGCAAGTCTGAGTGGGAGCAACAAATTAATTTGAATTGCCTCCTTTGGAGAGAGTATGGCTACGAAGTCAAGAAAGGTCAGATCGTCGCTATCCTTCGGGACTGGCAGTCGAGCAAGGCTGAGTTTGACAAGGAGTATCCCCAGTGTGCGGTTCACATCGTTGACATTCCCCTGTGGGATAACGACGAGGTAGTCCGCTATGCTGCTGAGAGAATCAAACTTCACCAAGCGGCGGCGGCTATGCCAGACGATACCATCCCTGCTTGCGATCCAAAGGAACGGTGGGCTAAATCAAATACATTTGCCATTAAAAAAGATGGCAACAAACGAGCAGCTAAAGTGTGCGAGACATTGGAGGAAGCACAACAACTCCTTCCTGCCTATGGAGCGAAACACTCAATCGAAACAAGAGCAGGAGGAAACATCCGTTGCGAGCGTTATTGCTCAGTAGCACCCTTCTGCCACTACTACAAAACAACCTATAAATCAAATGAATAAGAAACTACCACCTATCGAAAGACTGGCGATGCTGCCAGAAGAGAACAGACAAGAAGCATTAGACTGGATGGCAAGTCAACCACCAGCAAGAATAGACGAAACTGTTGATCCGATCAGTCGATGGGAAATCCGAATCTCGCTCGGCGGGTTAGCGGACTTCTATTATATCTACGACAAAGCAACCAAAGAAATCAAAGAACTGGAAGTAAACGAAGACAACTGGTAAATAAATTATGAGTAACCAATTAGAAGGAATCGAACAGAAAGACATCATCAAGAAAGTAACAGGCAAGATCACCAAACTTTTTCCAGAAAAGAAATTTGATGGTCAATACGGCCCAACTTCGGTGCAGAATGGCGAGATCGAAGTGGATGGACAAACATACAAACTTGCATTTTGGAAATGCACTCAACCCGAATCAGCTAAAAACAGGACAGTCACATTGTCCTCGACTCGCGGCAAACAAGGGATGAATGGAGTAACCTTTGAAGAAGAATCATATAAAAAAGAAGGTAAAGAAATTAAAAATCTTCTCATTAGAGTTACAGCTTCGGCTAAGATTGAATACGATGGTGAGAGTGAAGAGCCTGCCCGTGTCACCTCAACACCCAAGACTATCGTAACCGATAATCCAGAGAAGGCTTTGGATGAGATTGTTGAGATGCACCAATACATTGATAGCCTCGTCCGCATGGCTTACCTTGGGAAGATCACAGACGAAGAGACTCTTCGCTCGTATGTCTCATCGGTCTTCATCGAAGCTAACCGCAAGGGCATCCACTATTCTTCAAAGGTTGAAGCACCTAAGAAGGAAGAACCCAAAGCTGAAGAACTTGATCCTGCTGACTGGGCATCAGTTATCGTCCCATCTGGATCACAGAAGGGCAAGAAGCTGGCAGAAATCGGCAAGCCTGCCCTCACTAAACTCTACGAATATTACTTGGAGAAAGGATTCACAACCCCCTTCGCTAAGTGCGTAGAGAAAGCAGCAGAAGACCTAAACCTCGATGCACCATCAGAAGATAGCGACGACATTCCATATTGATTCTGTTCTCCCCAGAACACCTAACCTAAACACAAACACAACATGAAAAAGAAACCAGAATTAGAATTGTTCAGCCCAACACAAGAAGGAATTATCGTTCCTCTTTCCAAATACCTAACCCAAATGGCCGAGTATGTTAAGACTGAATGGCCGGGTATCAACATCACAGAAACCCACATCAAGAAGGCGTGGCAGAAGGTAGTGAAGAACGAATACCTTGAAGATGATGCACCAGATGAAATGCTGGAGATGTTTGAGAAGATGTCCGCTGATTTGGATATGGCCGAGGAAATGGCAGAAGAACGCTTGGCTAATCCAGTAGTGGAGGAAGCTGAAGAAGTTGAAGTTGAACTGACTGAGGATGAACCAGTTCAAAGCGAATCCCTCTCCCTCGTGGAGAGTGTGAAGAACGGATTGGAATTGTCATCATTTACTCAGAAGTTCGACATCGGCGCGGGAATGACTCAGTGCGTTCCTAAAGGTAAGGTAGAGATGAAGGATTGGGTGGCGGCATTTGCCTTCGGTCTGACTCTCGAAAGCGGCGCACAATGGATCATCGGTGATTCAGTGGTAGCTTTGGAGAACGCAGGGCATGAGGATGTAGTCAATCAACTCTGCTCTAACTTCAAAAAGTCTTATCCTACTGTCTCCGGTTACGCCCGTGCTTGCCGTGCATTCCCATCAGATAAGCGCGATCCAGCCCTTCCGTTCACAGTCTATCGGGAGATTGGCAACGCTAATTTCGGAGATGAAAGCACCAAGAAACAGAATGAACTTCTTGAAGCAGCGAAGACGGAGAAACTATCCTCAACCGAGGTTCGCAACCGAGTGCGTAGCGAGCAAGGTAAAGATGACAAACCATCCGGTCATCGCTTCTTGCTTCTCAATGTCGGCAACTTCTCCAACTCGGAAGTTCTCCGTTCAATGCCCGAAGAAGTCCAAGAACACCAACTCTTGATCGACCTTGGAGACAAGTCATGGTTCGATCCAGCCGAAGGTGAATGGCTGAAATTCTTGAAAGAACAATGACAGACCAAGACATCAATGAAACAATTGCCTTCGCGCAAAATATCTGCTTCAATGGTTATTACAAAACGCCAAGTGGGTTTGTAGTAGGTTGTCCAGATTATGTGGATGATTTAAATGCTGTCCACATAGCAGAGGAAAATTTACTAACCGATCCATATGTGCGAAGAAAATACTATGAGACGCTGGATGAGATGACTGGCGACCAATGGAACACAATTGTAGCATCGGCTCGCGCAAGATCAGTTGCACTCTTGAAAACAATCGGAAAATGGGAGGAACAATAATTTATGTCAGAACAAACACCACAAAACGAAACCTCGAAAGCTATCCTTGAAGCGTTTACCTTCATCAAGTCAGCCGACGAGACACTAAACGAACGAGTCCATGCAATGGCAAGTCTGTTGCATACAGCAAGCATGATGGTTGTAAAATCAGAATCCCGCAAGGGTGAAGGGTTTGAGTGCATCAAGTATCTGGAATTGGCATTCATGTATTATCAAAATGCTCAGTTCCGCAAACGATTCGATAAGGAAGAGGAGAAAGAAGAGCCTTCTCGCATCATCAGCTAACCATCAAGACAACAAAAAAGCCCACCTTGGATTTCTCCTTGGTGGGCTATTTGCTTTTTAGAATCAGATCAGATTCTCTTCTTCTTCTTTTGGAGCTAATGTAATAGTTGGATCGACCTCGCCATCTGCAAGGACATCAAGCCGCTTGAGTTTAGTGTCCAATTTCTCACAAATAGATTCCTCGATAGGAACACCCGCCGCGTATATGAGATACTGGATTGAACGAGATTTTCCTCCCGCTCTATGCACTCGACCCAATACCTGCTTGGTGTCGAAAATCGAAGGGCAAGGCATGATTAGCGCAACCCGCGCATGATTGCCGTTTAGATCGTGGAGGTTTAGACCTTCTCTGCACGCTTGTATAATTCCAATGATGACTCTCGACTTATCATTCTGGAACGAATCAATCTTGCCTCGTCGGTCAATGTCGTTTTGTCCTCCGTATATGGCGCAATCTGTCTTCAACTCTTCCATGAGCCACTCGCGGGTTTCAGTGTAGTTGACTGCGATGAAGATACTATTGCCTTCTTCGATCAAGTCACGGGCCATTGCTGCCACTGCTGGAGCCTTCAACATTTCGATTCTTTGACGAGCGCGGGTCTGTTCGGCTAAAATGTTTGCGCTGGCATTTTCCTGCATCCTCAACTCCTCTATTCGATTACAAAGGTCATCATACTCACCAGCAATCTTTCGAGCGTTGTCCATATCGAAAGCCTTTGCTTTGATAAGCGTCTCAGGAAATGCGTCCCCAAGATCAGAATGCCTAAGCCGATTGCCTTTCTCTGGATAGATTCGGCTATGCAGTTTTTTAAGAACTGAATGCCCACCTGTGAATTGCATCCCGAAGCGGGTCTTCCTGCATCCGTTCTGACTAAGGAACCGGAAGTAATCTTTGCCGCCTTGGTGAAGTCCTAAGAACTGCCCGATTGCCCACAACTTTGTAGGATCGTCGGCAATGGTAGCAGATAGAGCAATGGCAGGGATGTTCTGAACAACTGAATCCCGAACGAGGAAAGAGTTCTGAGAGCTTCCTTCAGCCTTTCCACGATGGACTTCATCTATTATAAGTATAACATCATCAGGTAAATAATAACGAAACTCTTTCTTTTTATCATCTGTCCAGCGTCCCATTTTAGATTTACCAGTTCTGACCCATTCCCAATTTGTGACTTCAAATGTTTCCACTTTCATCATTTTAGCGGCACGATGCCAATCAGTTAAGATTGCTTTTGGAGCCATGACCGCAATGCGCTTGCCAAGTTCACGGGCAATACCTAAGGCGCAGAATGTTTTTCCTACGCCTGTGGAATGACCGAGAAGCACCCGATTGTATTTGTTCATTGAGGCAACGCCCATCTGGACGCTCGTTTGCTGGTATTCAAACAAGCCTTCGGGATGGAGTAGCGGAATGAGATCAAGTTCTGGCACTGCCTCAACAGGATTATCGGAAACGATTATCTGTTTGAACTTGAGTTGATCGTCTGACCAATGGGTGAGTTGCCATTCTTCGCGGAACTTGCCAAGCTGAATACCAGCATCCGACATTTGCTTTTTGAATAGCTCTTTGTCCTCGCCATATACTTTCCAGAATTGTTGAGTAATCGGAGCTTTCTTGAGGAGTCGAACGCCTCGTTTAGTATTGAGTTGAATGGGATGCGACCACTCAACTGTTGCCATAAGGTCGTGGATGTTCATCGCGTTCTCCTCGCGTTATCCAAGGCGCGGCGGCACTGCATCATTAGCAGAGTGTCACCATCACCATAAGCATCAAGAACGGCTTCCAATGCTTCCATCATTTCCCGCTTCACTGACTCACCAGAGAGATGAGTATCTTTGAATCTGAAGAGGGGCTTTTGTTTGTGCATGGTGTAGGTTCTCATCGTTTGAATGGAATAGCTTTGATGTTTTTGTTAGGGTAGACAGTAGACCGAAACTTAGGCATTTCGGTTTGTTTCTCAGCTTTCTGCCAGAGGCGAATATACGCTTCTGGTGGAAGGCAAGTTGACTCTGTTTTTTCTGTATAACTCATGTTATGTTATTGGTTTAGGTTTAGTTTATGTTGCGGTGTTGTGGAGGGAAAACTATTGACAAGCGAAAGTGTATGGAATAGAAGGAGGGAATGAAACAAGAATATAATGCGGAAACGCTAGGAACCCGTGGAAGGCGCAAATGGGATGTCGCAAAGATAGAGCAATTATATATGGCAGGGGCTGAATTAGGTGACATTCTCAAGACTCCTGAGTTTGAGAAGATGAGTAAGAACTATCTCAAAAATTTGATGGTTCAGGGAAAGTGGATAGCAAAGCGAATCAAACTGCGTGAAGAAGTGGCAAACACACTTGCGCCAAAGATGGAAGATGTGATGCGGAGGGAGACAGAGAATCATTACAATTTCATGCTCCAGCAAATTTCTGAGGAGAGAAAGCAAATTGAAATCAGGAACAAGTCGGGGAACATTAAAGACCAAGCAGGAAGGCTCGATGTCCTCGCACAATACGAGAAAATGGCCACGAGAGCATTGGGACTGGACGAGAATAATCTTCACGATAGGAAGGGTTTAAATATAAATGCAATGATCTCGCTCCACGTGGAAGGGCCAAAAAAAGCAGTCGATATTGATATTGTTCCCGTGGAATGTTCCAACCCTGTGGAGGGAGAGTTTGAACCCCTTGAAAGGCAACAATAGGTAGGTGAAAAGTATGTCATAAAAAACTATGGACAAAAGGCAGAATAGGATTGGACTATTTCCGCCTTTTGTGGAGTGACTATTTCAGCTTTGGAACCTTGTATATATACTTCACGGAATGATCGATTCCAAGCCAAGGCGCCCATGTTCGAGGGGCAAGCCTGACATATTCGCCCGGAGGCATAGGACAATCAGGCACTGGATGCGTCCCCCATCGAAGCAGTGTCGCGGGAAGTGGAGTGAAGAAGGTGACAATGGTTTTCATGCTTCCCCCTTTGCTTTGCGGAGGGCTTCACGGGCTTCATTTAATGGGAAATCCGACTCGGAAGGATTGCCGAAATCAGACAAACCAATAATCTGTTCAACGTTATCAACGAACGCTTCCAATGCGGAGAGCAAATCGGGAGCGGCGGCGATGAGGCGAGCGTTTGCTTCTTCTTCAGAAATACTTACATCTGAAGAGGTTCGAGCTATTTCTGTATTTCCATCGTTTGCCCATATTTTGAGAGAAACGAGGTCGCATTTCCAAGGGCTGGGTGTGTGGAGTGTATTATTCATTGTGTTGTGTTGTGTTGTGTTTGGGTGTTGTGGAGGGAAAATCAGTGGAGGGATTATCGGAAACGATCAAAGCCGCAGGAATGCGCGAAAGAAAAAAGGAGTGTAGAGGGTGCGGAGAGAGAATAAAAACGAGAAAGCGGGGCGAATAGAGAGGAGCGGACAACGGATGGAACGAAGCCCGCATAGTGTGGAGGGGATTAAAGGAGGGAACGCATCATTTTCCGGCCTGCTGCTAAAGTATCAGGGCATTCCCAAACATGAACACCGTCAAGAAAGCCGCGAATATGAAATGCTCCATGTTCCTTGGAGAGTGTTAGCCTGTTGTCATCGTCCTTTTCTTTTCTTTCGACATAGCCGCAAGCGAAGGCATAGCCCGTTAGTTTTTTGTTTTTAGTGTGTAGTTTCATAGAAGGATAAAAACTAAGATTGCGCCGATTGTGGAGAGTGTGAGCAAAAGACCGAAAAACCGATTCTTTGCTTTGTTGTATTGGAAAGAAGAGTTTAGTTTAGACATAAGATGAGAGAGAAAAGCGGCAAGGATTGGACTTGCCGCATAGTTTAATCAGAAGGAGGAGACAATAACACCGCCTTCGAATTCGATTAATGTCCCATGGTCTTGAATATATTCGCGGATTTTCTCATCAACTTCGTCGTCGTCGTTTTCTTCCGTTTCATCAAATCCAAGCTCTTCGAGGGCATTTGAGAAATAATCATGTGCCCAGTCCAAAAGGCTGGAATACTCTGAGAAGTCACAGCGAACGGCGCAAGTATCGAGTTCAATTTCTTCCCCGGTTGACTCCTCATATTCCTCCAGATACTCAGCAAGGGCAAGCGAGCCGTTATAAGACCAGCGTGCGTTTGTATCGTTTTTTAGTGCGTCTGCAATTTGATAGGTGTTTAGTGTCATTTTCATGTTGTTAGTGTATTCTATTAGGTTTTTAGTTTGGCAATCTCATCAGTTCACACTTGCCAAGGTGTGAAGACGGGGAAACCCCCGTTTCGATTCTAACCACAATAAGCCGATTCGATACGTTTGCCGGAATGATCACAAGTAAGCTCGCCGTCCTCCCAATTCGCATCACAGCCGACAACGCGCCATCCATCATTTACCTTGTTTTTAATAGACCAAAGGACAGAACGAAAGTTAGCCTTTACGCTATCAAAAGAAAGCGCGGCCCCGTCTGAAGTGATAAAGAAAAGAGGATAGCAACCGGGAAAAGTATAAGCTCCGGAGCGAATCGCATTTTTCAAGTCTGTTGTATTGGTGACATTCATATTATATATAGAGGTTAGGTTTATGTTATGGGGGAAAAATCAGATTGCGCGGATTTCCAAGAATGGCACGCAATCAACTTCAAGGTTGATATTGTCATCAAAGCCAATGTCTGAGATGTCACCAACGCGGGCCTTTGGAAGATAGTTTTCCTTGAATATCTCCCAACGTGCGCGGGCGGCTTCAAGAACCTGTTCAATATCGGCATTGGTTGCAATGAACCAAGAGGAGTTAGTTTCAAAGCCCTCCTGTGAGTTTCCCCAGAGTTCAAAGGCGACGACATCAAAGCGGGTTTCGCTGGTTGCATTGGTTTCACTGATGAGATTGCGGATTTTTGTTTCAAGTTTCATTATATAGGTTTTTCTATTTGGGTTTAGTTCTGGGTTGAGATTAACTTTGCAAGAGCATCAAAAGCCGATTGCAATTTTTCTGTTGGTTGGTTGGTTCTTTTCGCGTCAATGAGTTTAATGTTCAGAGACGCGAGTTTCATCTTCAATGCGTGAGTTTGATTTTTGTTCATGTTCAATATGGGTTGATTTCACACTGACTTCAGCCGGTGCGAAAAGTTTTTTTGTTTCAAATATCATTTGCGCATTTACTCGCAGACCCTGAATTCATCAGGCTTCGCAAGCAGCGCGGATGAAAGAATACAACATTGAGTGAATATGTCAACACCTGATTATTGATTTTTTTTAGAATGAGTGCAAGCAAATGCCATGCCAAGGTAATTTTCATTATTTAATGAAATGAATGAACAAAGTGAATGACATTTCAAAAATAAATGAAAACTTGGTAAGCTTATTTTATGCCAAGTTTGAAAATACGTTTCACGCTGCCGATTCTCGCATGATGAAATCACTCTTTCACCCGATCACCGAAAATGCGATTCACCCCAAAAATCACCCATACCACTATTCCGCTTCGTCAATCAAACGCAATCTAACGCCATCCTCGCGCCAAGATTATTGCAAGTCAGTTGCATTATGTCATCTTCTTATTGCGACTGATAACATCCGATAAAACTAGTAGGAGATACCCGCGAGTTTCCAGTCTCAACAACGCCCGACATCATTGGCAATCAATCCGGCTCGATCATGCTCATCATATACTATACTCAACGCTGTGACGCTGGCAATGTGTGAGACTATACTAAGCATGGCACAAGGCAGGGCATGGCTGGCTGGCTGGCTAAGCAATCTCTTTTTCTATGGAGGATGGACGCCCCTACCCCTCTACCCCATGCACCCATGCGCGCCAGCTCCCAATGCGGAAAACCCCTCTCCCCATAAAAACTGCCTTTTTGTATGTCAATATAGTCTATTGACAAGTCTTATGTCTTATGCTTCTCCCTATGTCTTATGCTAATGTCGTATGTATTATCGTTTCCGATAACCATCCTTTAGTTTTCGCAGGAGTAGATAGTCTCTTGGAGTTTGAGTTTCGGGAGGGTAGTGGGGAGGGTGTATGATTTGTCTATGAAGGCTACTTTGTTTGTGGGTTGGATGGTTAGTCTTCCGTTGGTGAGTTCTATGAAGATGAATTCTTTGTCTTGGTCTGGGCTATCTGACCAGCCATCGTTTAGGTGGGCGGTGGAGAATATGTAGGTTCCCTTTAGTATGTTTGGGCCTATCTTGGTTGTTACTGGCATTCCTATTAGGATTGGGTTCTGTAGTATGGTAAAGTTGTATGAGTAGCAGTCCCAGAGTTGACTTTCTTCTATACGCCAGTTTTCGAGTGCTTGTTCTTGGAACCTAACTGCGTTTGGTGGGATGTTTCTGTAGAGTGCGCCGCCTTCGCGCAGGATGACATTGATTCCCCATGCTCTGGATGGGATGCTGGTTAGTCCTACCCACATAGCTTCTACTGGGCCTACGGGTTTTTCGTGGGTGTATTCGCTATCTATCCAGATGTATCTATGAGTTGGCAGTGCGCCGATTTTTGTATTCATTTTCTCTGAAGATATTTTTCGCAGAGCAAATTGTATTTGCTGCGCCATGCCGTCATAAGGCGAATGTATTTGAACATCTTGATATGGCGGGTGCGCCACGATTCATATACTTGTTCTGGTGTTTCTCCTATTAGTTTTAGGGATTCTTTCCAGTGATTCAGTTCTTCAAGCGCGACTTCAAGTGATTGCCTTGCGTTTTCCAGTTCGTATTTAAGTTGTAGTTTTGTATTCATGTTATCGGTTACGATAATCGTTTGATTCCGTTTAATTCATTTCTGTGATTATTGGATGCCGCCCAGCCTTGTCGGAAGGCTACGCAGATTAGTTCTTGGGAGAATAGCCATATATTAAAGTCTTCGTATTGGTCTGTTAACCACGGATAGTAGTTTAAGAATGCTTGGTGACAGGCTTTCATATTACTTTGATTGTTTCGTCTTCACACTTTAGCCAGAAGAACTCTTCTTGCCAATACATCTCGTTTGGATCAACTCTTCCTACTCCTTTATAGTCTGGGTAGTTATCTTTTACCCATTTGCGAAGTTGTTTCTTTGTGCGGAATGCGGCGATTGGAAGTCCGTTGCTGTTGTTTCTGTATCCTTGGAATAGTATGTATACTTTCATTTTCTAGTTGTTGTTTCTATGATGAAGCAGGCTACTACTATGCTCCATGCTAGGATCATTGCCATTACTTGGTCATTCATGGGTATAGTGCTTTCCGTAGGTTCTTATACTCTTCTTCTAAAAGCGAGAATGATCCTATGGGTAGTTTTTTGTTTATCGTGGATAACAGCGCGTGAGCAGCGGCGGCGAGGCTATCATATTCCTCTGCGTTTACATACCAGTCGTCAGTTTCATTCGCTTGTTCTTTTGTGAATTTCTCTATCATATATCGAGTAGTTTTGCTCCATTTTGGTAGCCTCCGCAGTGGATAATTGTATCCCCTCGCTTTACTACGAATACAGATGGTTTTCCGCTGTGATCCCAGTAGGAGGTTAGTTTCTCTTGCTTAAATTGGACTACTGTGACTCCCATTTTTTCTGCTATCTCTAAGGCTATTGGGTCGGATTTGTATACTTCCTTGTAGATAACTTTTTTTATCTTATATGCGGCTATGGTCTTTAAACATTCTCTACAAGGTAGTAGGGTGGATACCAGTGTCTTTCCTTCGCCGGGGTTGGTATATCTCAAGGCATTCTGCTCTGCATGGATTACGAACTTTGATCTCTCTTCTCTTGATGACCAGTCTTCTTCTACACCTTGAGGGAATCCGTTATACCCTACTGAGGCTATGGAGTTGTCTTCTCTGAGGATTACCGCGCCAACTTTATGCCACGGGTCTTTACTTTTCTTAGCCACTACCTCGGCTATACTCATTGCGTATTCGTCCCAGTTCATTGCATTTGCTTTAGAATCTTGTTTGCTCGTAGGGCGCAGAGAAGATCGTTTTCTTCCCTTACTTGAGCCAGTGTCCTTGTTGGTTGTTCTGGCAGTTCAGCAATGTAATTGAAGTCTTCTGGATGAGTATTTACTTCTTGGTGAATTACTGGCTGTTGGATTACTGGTTCAGTCGGTGGTTTGTGCATATACATTTCCTTTATATGCGGGGTAGTTCCTTTAGGGTAATGGAAGTGGCGAGTTTCCGTGTAGGTTTCTCTGGTCATCGAAGTGCAAGCGCACAATGACATGGTTAGTAATATTAGTGTTTTTTTCATGTTATAGTAGGATATTTATCGTTTACGATAGTTTGGAGATTTCATCTAACATATCTGATGGGTCTTGATCGCCATTTGCCATAGCTTCAATCCATCTCGCGGCGTTAATGGTAGCGGTGTGTGTCCATCCTTCACTCGTTAATTTTTCCCTATGCGCTTCATCTATTGTTAAGCATTTTATCTTACCTTCTTTGGCATAGATAAAAAGGAATTGTGGAATACTCATAGGTTGATTAGCATCTTCTTTGCCCAATCTGGAGTATTCTCATCTAATTTTACTGTCCACTCTCCAGTAACCGCTTTGGTCATGGATAGGGCTTTAACTACTTTCTTAAAGGTAACTTTCCTTGAAGTAGTAATTACTTCTTTAGTTGAAAACCTTTCTCCGCAAGAACAAAGCCTCCTCCTTACTACTGTGCCATCTTTTTTTCTGCTATTGATGACTTCAGTAGGTGATTCACATTTAGGACACGTCATTTCTTTTCTTTACCAGTAAGCGTATATTGTTTGATTCCGCGCTTCTTAAAGAAGTCATCACAGGCTTTGCTAATCTGCTTGGAGTTGATTGGATACTTCCATCCTACTCTGGCATCATCTTGGTCAACATTACCCTCTGTATCTTTGCCGTTGATTTTCATTTCATTGATTTGCTTCCTCGGCACTTCCAGCGTTTCCGACTCAAGTTGTTTGGACTATTCGGGTCACTCTTCCAGTCGCCCTTAATCTTAGCTGACCTCGCGCAATATGAATCGCCCCGCTTGCTGCCCGGATCAACATTTGCTCCTTTTTGGCCGTAAGAAACCTTACGGGTTCTTCCAGTCTTTGCATTTTTTACTATTTTAACTGACGCTTTGCCAGTTGCGGGTTTTGATTTCATTTCTTCTTTGCAGTTTTAGCTGATTGCTTGAACGCCTTCGCAGTTGGTGCGCCTTTGCTTCCAACATTCCGCATCTTCTCGCCACTACCAGCGGCGATGCGTTTCCGTTTAGCGTTAATGTTTGCGTATAATCCAGTTTTCATAATTCTTCGTTTGGTTTGTGATAAAATCCTCTCATATTTTTACCTTCACTGATATAAATATATCCCAATAAAAGTTCATCTATCCATCCTTTTATTTCTTCGTTTACACAATGTTTGTGAATTTTAAACTTTGCTCCGTCTTGCTCGAAAGGTTCGTTTCCTAATTCTTTTTCGCAAACTACACAGTTCATTTCTTTTTTTTCATTCCTGCTTGGCTCATTGCGATAGCTACTGCTTGTTTGCGGCTCTTGGCCATAGGTGCTTTCTTCGGGCCTTTTGGGTCAATACCAGCTTTCAGTTTGCCAGCCTTGTATTCACGCATTGTTTTTGCCACTTTCGCGGCCTTACCTGCTTTTGTTGTTGGTTTTTTCATAAATTTTCCTTCTGGTGTTTCGATGTTCAATCTATCGCAAACTATGTCAATAATATCGTAAATTGCAATATGATCTGGAAGATTCAAAACATATTGATATTCACAATATGTGTCGTCAATTGTTATTGTAAATTCGCTTTTCATAGTCCGTCACTTCCATCTCGGAGAAGTTTAAAAAATGTATCTGATGACATCGTGACTTTCCAAGGTTTATTATTTTTCTTTGAAGCCACGGCCCACGCAATGCCATTAGCATCTCGCTCGGCCTGCTCACAAGCCTTATCTAAATTCAAGTTCTGAACGTGCTTAACCTCAAAGTGGAGTTTACCTTTCAGTTCCTCGCAGATGACATCTGGCGAGTCTTGACCACCCGCGAATTGCTGTCCTCGTTTAGCGTTGAACCCTTGGGCGCGGAGTTCGTCCCTCCACTGGCGTTCTGCTCTAGCTCCTTTGGCTCTTGAGTTTATCATTTCGCGCCCTCCTTGAGTCGCTCCATACCATTCCGAAGCTCAGAGACGACTCCAAACTTGTCGTTCTCAAAATCTATTTCAGCCAACGCAATAGCGCGTTCTGCGATATAGATCAGCTCTTTGACTTGATCCAAAGCCTCGTTGCGCTCTTTCGCTATTCTTGCAACATCGCTATTTGCTGCCATGCAAAGCTCAAGTTTATGTCGCGCCTCGTCGCGCTCGCGTTTATAGTCTTCCGTTTTGTTAAGAAAATCAACAAATTGCTTTCGTGTTTCATCGCGTTCTTTTTCAGCCATGAGTAATTTTTCTCGCGCAACATCTTTGCACAAAGTTATCTGTCTTATCTGTTTTAAAAAATCTGCGGCAGATGTATTTTTAGAAAAAATCGCCTCGTCGCGCTCGCGCTCAAGTCTTTGCGCTAAAATGCGTAAATCTCCTGCCCCATAAGTGTAGGGGTGGCTTATGTATTTATCCCAAGCCGCATCCGTTTCTGGTGTGTCACTTGTAATCACGGCACTCCTTTATCATTTTATCGATTGCTGCTCGTAGGGTAGGCCACTCATATGGATCAATGAGGATTTTCCCATCGTTGGTATCGTTGCATTGGGATACTTCAAGAAACTCACCAGATGCCTCGTCTATGATTTCTATGTTTGTTACTCCATTGTGGAATAACTGTTCTCCTTTCGGGGCAACTGATACTTTGACTGTTCGTGTTTCGTAAGTCATGGGAGCATTGAATCAATATCTTGTATCTGTGTCAATACTTTTGTTTCAGAAAAGTATTGGTTCATTATCTTAAGTCCTTCGTTGTGGTAGTTCTCTGCTATGCAATACCTTTCCTTGTCTTGAGCTTCCCAGATTGAGTTTGCCACCTCCAGATACCTCAACGCTTTTATAAATGCTACGTCAGTTGTCATTAGTATACCTCCTCAAGTTTTGAGATGTCTCCGCGCATGATGATGTCGAACGAGTAGTTTTTCTGCCCGCGGCGATTCTTTTTCACGACTATCCTACTCTTCTCTTTTATGTGTTCAATATACACAACTTGGTTAGAATTCATTCCAATCGCCCGTGATTCGCGTAGTCTTCCATCGTCGTTCAACTGAGAAGCTGTCATTACAACCACTTTATTCTTCTGCGCTAATAACTTCAACTGTCTTGTGATCTCAGATATTTGACCTTCCCTGCTTTCAATTTTATCGAAGGAGACAATCTGAATATAATCAATAACGATCACATCTGCTTTCTTTTCTCCGATAAACCGTCTTGAAATAGACAAGATGTTTTGAAGATCATCAACATCATCCACGATTTCTAGCGGTAACTTGCTCAACTGAAGAAGCGCGGAATTGATTTTCATAAGCTCATGTTGGTTTGCGTTCTTATAGTCTTCTGGTTCACGAATCTCATATCCTGACATATTACAAGCCATTCGTGTTAAGATGTCTTGGGCTGACATTTCCAATGAGAAAAATACAACCGACTTTCCTTCTAGTAGGTTTGCTACTGACGCTTGGACAAGTTCGATTGATTTTCCGCCCCCAGTTTCCGACGCAAAGGTAATCAGTTCTCCCTTGTGAACCCCTCCTTTTAATGCGCGATCCAGCTTGAGTAATCCAGTTGTCAAGGAATCCTTGACAACTCGACCTTCCATTTCGTCCACCACTTGAAGGACGATCTCTTTTACCGGAGTGATTTTGATTGTCTTATCTTCCGTCAAACTCATTATCGTTTCCGATAATTGTTTTAGGTCGGTCAACCCTTTTCGTAGATTTGGCTCTTCATTCTCCATGAGGGTAATGACATCGCGGTATGCTTTCGTTCGTTGTAGATGCTTCCGGTAGTCATCCGCCATGTCTTGGCAAACCTTACCCGAAGCTACCTTCATCGTGGCGAGAATTTCGTGAATCGCATCCTCTCCACCCGCCGCTTCAAGTTGTCCGGTTGCTTCTAGTTCTGCAATGGCAGAAAACGGGCAGCAAACCCCTGTCCGCTGGTGAACCCCTTGGAGTGCATTAAAAACGATCCTGTGGGCTGGTATGGCGAAATAATCGCTATCCCATGTTTGTTGGGAAAGGATGTTTCTGTCGATTGCGATGAGCGACAAGACTGCCGCTTCACTCTTTCGTGCTATTGGGACTTTTTTCATTAGAATGAATTGTTGTTAAAGAAACCCATTTGACTCTCGCTTTCTTTGTGGGCACGAGCTTTGTCTATCTCGCCTGCCCAGTTGTTAAGGAGGGTTTCCATTGAGCGGCGAGTGTAAACGTCTTTTTCGTTTCGTTTGGAATAGAAGTTTTCGAGTAACTTCCAATCTTCTTCACAGGTATCAAGATTTGGTTTAGCCGCCCTTATTTCTTTTGGTGTCCAGTTTGTAGTATCGCGTCTTCCGAGAAGTCGGTTTGCTCGTTGCTGAAAAGTTAAGAGATTAAGAGATAATTCTCCTTTAGTATCTCTACTATTTTCTCCCTTAGTATCTATGTTCACCTGTGGGTTGAGTCTGAGTTCACCAGCAGGTTGACTCTGATTGCACCTGTGGGTTGAATCAGACTTCACCTGTGGGTGAACTCTGACTTCACTTGTAGATGAAGTCCCGCTTGGCAAAACAGCAAGAATTTTCCTACTTCTGCCATCGTAAGAAATTTGTTTAATCATCTTCAATGACCTCAATTTTGAAATCATGTTTGAGATGCTTGACTCTGTGCTGTGAAACATTTTTGCAAGATAGCCATTGCTTGCAAAACATGGTTTCTCTTCAGTTCCAAGCGAACTGATTTCTGCCCACAAGCATTTTTCCATCCACGATAGCGATTGAGATTCCCATATCTCTACTGGAACCCAAACACCGCGAAAAACCCGTTCGTTCTTTTCGCTCATAATTCAATCCCCTCCCCATAAACATCATTGATGTAATTTACATTACAGAATATTTTTACTTCATCGCAATTCTTTTCACAGTAAATAAGTCCAAGCGATGCTAAAAAATCCAATGCACACTCTATACGATATTTTGATACATCAAAAACAAAAGCCAAATATTCTTTGTCATTCACACACCCTCTATCCCAATTTTCGATGTATGCTAATAATGTTCGTTGCAAAGGATTCAATCCTTTAATGCGAATTATTTTGCGTTTAATCATTATCCCATTTTTTGTCCGTATTGGACAATCGTCATATTTTTTCATTTTAGAAAAAGGCGACCCCTTGTGACACTGGAAAAGTGCGGCAACAGACGCGAAGGAGTTGCAATGCCACAAGGGATCATATATTGTTTTGTTAATTTACTGACTTTTCATTCACTTCGGCTCCTACCCCGAAGGTGCGATTTCTCGCACGACTGAAAACTACTATAGGTTGTGTTCGATGTCAAGCATCTTTTTTTATCGGTTACGATAACCAGTCCATTTCAACCTGCTCAACTTCACCTTTCGACCACTCATACATTTTGTCGTTGAGTAAGTCCCAAATTTGACTGGCATCTTCTTCTGTCTCACATTGGAAGATCGAGCGGCGTTCTCCAATACCTTCTTTAGCGATTACAATATCTGACTTGATTACAGTATTACTATCGTTGGCAGTTGCCGCCATGATCGCGGTGTTGTTAGCTCTGAGTGCCATAACCAGAATGCCTTCATCACTTTCGTAGGTAGTCATGAACGGAGTCTCCAGCGCGGCGGCTAAAGATAGGTTTGTTACCATGACAGTTTGCCTTACTCCCATCAGCAATTTTTCTGCGTTGTTGTTCATTTCGTTAGTGTTATCCATAAGCAACCAAAGTATCAAAAAAGTATTGACTTGTCAATAGTCTTGGTTTATTTTTCATGGAAATGAAACATCCATTAGAAACTGCTTATGAATCTTGCATGAGTGCCTACGAGCAATCACGCACGATCCGTTCTCTTGGACGAAAGACTTTCGCCAGCCAGCTTCGTGAAACAAGGAGATTGCTAAAATTGACTGTCCGTGAACTTGGAGATAAGATCGGCGTGACAGGATCACTGGTCAACCAGATTGAAGTAAACTCCAAGAGTATCCTAAAAAAAGAACAAGTCGAAAAAGTAATCGCCCTATGCTACAAAGAAAAACGCCCATACAGGCAAAAACAGGATTCAAAAAGCGAGGCGGAAAGCTCAGAGCAGTCTCCAGCTCCCGAAGAATAAAAAATGCCGACTACGAAAAAGCCAAAGCAGAATACTTTGAAGAGAAAAACTACCAGTGTGAAATATGCAACCAAGCCGCAAGCGACCTGCATCACAAAAAAGGGAGGGGTAAGTTCCTGTGTGATAAGTCCTCTTTCATGGCTCTTTGCCGCCCGTGCCACACTTATCTGCACAACAATGTAGCATGGGCAAGAGAGAATGGATATATAATTTATGACTACAAATAATACGTTTGAATCCCGCATCATCTGCGAGGGAACTGAAGTAAGCAATACACCAGAGAAGATTCTTTTTCGTCAAAAGTTCAATCAATGTTGGGTGAAGAAGAGTGACATCCGACTAAATGAAACTCTTGGACATCTTGACGGAGAGAAAATAATTCGTATTGTAGTTCCAGAAGAAGTAGCGAATACTTTGGAACTTGAAGGAATCTTAGATTGATCTTTACTGGGAAGCATGGAGTCATGCGGTGAGCGTAACTTCCTCAATAAATTACGCGCCTTATATGGCAAAAAGAGCCAAACGGCAATACATGGGGCCGTCACTGAAACCATGACCAAGAGTAACGCCTTGGCCCAGTATTAAATTTTATATGGTCGGCGGCTGAGAGGATAACTATGCTGGAAATATTCGGGGTAGTTTCAATAATGCCGAGTTAACTCGGCCTCCCTTTGTTCTCTGCCAGAGGCAGGAAACCTACAGAGGCTTGACCACTGAGCCAGCAATGCGAATCAGTGGTATTTACCAATCTCCGTTATCGTCTGACCCGTAATCATCGTCTTGAGTGGTATTAATTGATACCTCGTCACGCGCCCAGAATCGGTTAGTTGGAACTGGTTTATCGTTTCCGATAAAAACAAGTCCATTACGCCGCGCCATTTCGAGAGCGTAGATTAAACTATCGCTTAAGTCGGGCGAGTAACCTGTTCTGCCTTTAAGCTCATCTTTAGTCTCGATAGCAATCTTCTTGGACTTGATCGTGTATCGGCGCAAGCAAAGTTCCCGCGCCAAATCTGAAGCAGGGTCAATCCCAAAGATAACACGACTCTTGAAAGCATGATAAGCTGAGTAGTAGTATTCAGATACCAACCTATCGTAAACATCCTTACACGGGCGTTTATCAACCTCTGCCGCGATTCGGTCAGTAGGTTTACCCATAGATGAGATAAGAGCGATAGCAGCTCCAGAAGCGTCAAAGCGTAGCCACTCACGAATGATAGCTTGTCCAACTCGACCACCATCACCAGACACGTCCATACCAAACTTAGAAGGCTGAACGCCAGCCGCACGGCACAACTGAACAACTTCAGTAGCAAGTTGGATTTCAAACTCAGCAGCGGCATTAGCGGATAGTTGAATTACCTTCTGACTTTCCAGCCACATAACACGATTGCGAGTGCCGCGAACGAATCCAAGTTTGGCTATGGTAAGAACACACCTATCTCCACCGATTGTAAATGCGGTATCAAATCCAGCTACCTTGGTAAATCCCTCGGAATCCCATAGCGGTTCTTCGTTGGTATCAGCATTACGGATCAAGTCAGCGGTAAGAATAGTCTGAGCAAATCCAGTCTTCGGCCACCAACCAATAGCGTTACGAACATAGTCAATGGCATTCTCATCTCCATAACAAAGTTTGAGCATCATCTCCTGCTTCTTACGATCCATGAGAAATGGAAACGGAGAAGGTTCATTAGCAGGTGCGGCGAAGTTTGGGCTACGCATACCATTGTAAAACAAGCAAACTCCGGTCTCAGTCTCCCACTTATCCATGTCTGGGTTTACTGAATCAAAGTTAGAACAACCTTTTGGCATAGCCCAACGAGTGTGAGGATTATCACCAGCAGATGGGTTTCCGATACCGATAAAGGTAACATCATCGTTTGCACCCAAGTTAACTTTTGAGGTGATCGCGCCCATTTCCATTTCTGGCAACTCATCAAGTGCAAGACGGATTCGATCATTCTTACGACCACGGGTGGTATCAACTGCTTTTTGACCTTCATTACCAGATGGGAAGGCGAGGGCTTTGATAGCATTATCGTATTCCTTTTCCTCATCGTTTGTTGCTCCACCCCAAACAATCATATGACGATAGTCGATTAGTTTACCTATTTGAACGCGAGCGCATTTATAAAGTTTGGAGATGATACCCCAGATACGATCTTCGGATGCACCCAAAGTGGTAGTGGCTACCCAAGATGAAGTGCAATGCGGGGCAGCGCACCAATCAAGGTAAATCCAAAGACCCACTGGAAAACTTTTTCCCATTGAAGCGGCTCCAGCTAAACAAATATCAACATTACTGCAAAGTTCATCTAATGTTCTAATTAACTGAGTGTTGGCATATCCTCGGTTGTAAATAGAAACCTCAGTCGGCCATTGAAGTTTAACTGCATTAAGAAAATGTTCAGACGGAGAAAGTAGTTTAAAATCTGAAATATTTATATTTTGTCTAATACAATAAGTTCTACCATATTGTCCTCGACTTATAGCGTAGCAGTATAACTCAATGCCAAGATCATCCATGTTTTCTGGAAATTGAATTCCGTAACGACGAATACCTTTGTTTGAAGAAAAAACTCTTGACATATCAATAGGAAAATATATTTTCATTTCAAAAGCAAGATGAAACTAAAAAACAAAAACCTCGCTCCAATCGGCGGCTGGTATTTCAAGTTTGAAATCAAGCGCGATAAACTCACGTTTCCTGCAATCGTTCATGGTAGCACATGGAATTCTTTGATCAAGAATATCGAGAAAGACTATCGCTCAAACAACATCGAACTTCCTGCTAACATCGAAGCGATGGTAGAAGATCAAATCTGCCAGCGGCAACCAAGTGATCGTTGCTGGTATGTTGATGGACTTGGAGACAAGATCGCTCAAGCCATCCATACAGTTGCAGCGGTAACTGACAAAGTTTTGAAAACTAAACTTGAGCAGAAAGCTAAAATATGTCCTTCATGCAATAAGCGTAGGACTATTTTGAACAAATTATCGTAAACGATAAAATGGAAACCATCACAAAACACAAACGAGGTGATGTCCGCGAGGACGGCATGGTGTTTTGGGCTTATCATTCAAACTACGTTGGCGGAATGAAGTGGTATAGTAAAAAGGTTTTTGATGAAAAACAAAAATACTCGATAGAGAAATCTAAAGAATGGCGAAGTGGAAATAAAGAAAAGTCTAGGCTGCAAGCCGCCAAGTGGAGAACAAACAATCCAGAAAAATATAAAGAAATAAAAGCAAAGTGTTACTCAAAGCACAGGGAATCTCATATAGAAAGAACAAAAGCGTGGAGAACAAGCAATCCAGACAAGCAAAGTCTTTCATCAAAAAATTGGCGCAAGAATAATCACGAAAAATTTATTTCTATTCTAAAAGAATGGAGAAAAAATAATCCAAGCAAGCAAAGAACTTATGATGCCGCAAGAAGGGCGGAAAAGAAAAAAGGAAACAAAGAACTGAACCAAAATCAGAAACTAATAATTCTTTGCTTTTATGAGCAATCTCAAAGATTAGAGAAAAAACTTGGAATAAAGTTTCACGTTGACCATATAATTCCACTTGCTCGTGGAGGAAAACATGAACCTACAAACTTACAAGTTATGCCAGCAACGCTTAATGTTCAAAAACATGCTCGCTCAATTTACAGGTGGGCAGAACTTCAACTTATTTAATATATGTCTTTAAGCATCGGGAATGATAATTTCAGTTTGGCTGCACTTGACCAAGATGGTAATCCGCCAGCCACAAGGATCAGCAACGCTTCGCATTGCTGGAATATAGCTAATAATTTAAGGCTGGCAAATATCGGAAGGGAGTCGAAACGTATCCGTATCTATAAGGCATACAAGATGTTTCCTCCCACCGGATACAGCAAGCTTGCCGAAAAACGCTTACCTTGGCAATCTGACGTTAACTACGGACAACTTGGATTTATCGTTGATAACCAGAAGTCCAGTTACTACGATGTAATTACGGAACGGCAGGCTTGCTGCACGATCAAAAGTAAATTTGGCAATGAAAAAGAACGACTCGTTAACTCAGAGAACATTTCCATTGCATTTGACCAAGCAATCCGCGAATGGCCCGGATACCTCTACAACACAGAGCAAGACCTTGAGGAAATGTTGCTGTATGGAAAAGGAATCGGAATGTGGGATAGCCCACTCGGATGGATGCCAGAACATGTTTACCTCTCCGACCTTCTCTTTCCAGATGACATTAGGATCGACTTTTGCAACCTTGAAGAGTTTGTCCGCCGTGTCCGTTTGACACCATACGAACTCTACAAGAAGATCGAGAATCGTGCAGCGGCAGAAGCAATGGGATGGAATGTTGACGCAGCAATTGATGCTATCCGTTTTCATCGCGCATTTAGCAACAATCGCAAGACCCGCGAAGATTTCTTCCGCACGATCAGCGAGGCAGGATTCAACTGGTCACTCTCCGTAAACCAAAAGATCGACCTCTACGAAGTTTACTGGAGGGAGTTCGACGGAAAGATCAGCAAGGCGATTATCCTTCAAGACTATCAACCAATCTCGGATTACATCAACTCCAACATTAAGGGAGCAGGCAAGATCAGCGAAGATGATGTCAGAAGCCAACATGGGTTTATGATGCTGAAGATTGGACTCTTCAACTCATGGGATGAGATCATGTATATGCTGACTGACTCGGTTGGAAGCGGACTCTTCCAAGACATTAAGAGCCAAGCGGAATCAGCATTCGTCGCTTGTCGTCAGTATGACTTCACCATGAACTCATTGGTTGATGCCGTGCGCTTAAACTCCATGTTGATGATCGAAGGTCAAGGGCCAGACGCAACCAAAATGTTGAAGCAAATGGAATGGTTGCCAATTAGCGTAATGCCAGATGGCGCAAAGTTCATCCAGAACCGCTTCCAACTTCCAGTAGCAGAAAGCATGAGCTTCATGCAGTTCTTCATGGGAGATATGTATCGCGGCATGGGGCAGTATCGCATCAACGCACCTACCGCTGGAGGCAAGCAACGCACCAAAGGCGAAGCAGAATTGGATGCCGCTGAGTCTGCAAAACTATCTGGAACTCAGATTCGCCGATTCAACGAGTGCCAAACTCTCTACTTCAAACAACTCTACAAACGCTTCGTAAACGCTAAATCCAGCGATGATGGATACGAATATGTTAAGAAGTTCTATGAAGTTTTGGAAGAACTCGGAACTCCAAAAGAAGCCGCCGCTTGGAAAAACATCACAAGCATCCGCTCTAACCTAATCAACGGGGCTGGTAGCCCGTCATTCAAACTCATCACGGCAGAGAAGCTATTGCAGATTACAGCAATTACTCCAGCCAACGAAGGACAAGAGAACGCAGTTAAAGATGCAATCGCGGCACTCTCTGGCAGAGACAACGTAGCTCGCTACCGGAACACCAAACCAACTAAGATTACTGATACTGCTCGCGTAATCGGATTTGAGAATGCTGGCATGACGGATGCGTTCGTTAACCCGCAAAACTTCCCTGTGCTGCCAACTGATCCACATATCGAACACGCAGTTGGTCACTTGCAGGATATGATGATGCAATTGCAGATGAACCTGCAATCTGTGCAGCAAGGTCAACCAGAGCTTGCAGAGCTTTCCAAGGCAGTTCGCTCAGTCAAATTCAAAGGTGGTCACATCATGGCGCACGTTGAATATATCAGTAAAGACCAATCCAAGCAGGACTTCTTGAAGCAATTCATGCAGGGAATGAATGAAGCACAAGCAATGGCCGACGAACTTCAACAAGTTTACGTCCAAATGGCTGAAGCTGAAGCTCAGAAATCTGGTCAACCAAACTCCGAGGAAGACATCAAACTTCAATACCTCGCTGCCAAGTCTGGTATCGAAATCGACACCAAGAAGAAACTCGCTGACATCTCAATTGGTAAAGCTTCTATCAGTCATGCTCAACGCACCGAGCAGCGTAAGGAGCAAGGCATCACTCAACTCGCGCTTCAGAAGGCTAAAGCTCGCGCCGAGATTCAGAAGGAGAAATCCAAGCAAGCAGCAATGCAGGGCGAAGCTCCAGAGATGGAAGAAGAGGAGCCAGAGGAAATGGAGATGGAAACCGAAGAGGTTGAGACTCCAGAAGGAACTGAAGAAGTTGAGATGGAAGAAATGCAAACACCAACACAAACATGACAACAGACAAAGTAAAATCCCTATGTGCAGCAATAACCTCACACGAAGACTGGAACAAACTACAGGCGTATTTACTACTTAATGTAAACCCACCAGAAGGAGTAACCACGCTTATCCATGCAATCAAAACTATTGAAGCTATTGGAACAGAAGAGCAAGGAGCATTTAAAAAAACAAAAGCTGCTGGAAAGTATAAAGAACCAGCGGACATCACGATTGATCCCGACCTTGACGAAATCTAATTTATGGCAGACCCAAACGACACAGCAGAAGTAATCAAGGAACTGAAGGCTAAACCTCAAGTCCCGATTAAAGGTAATACATCTGACTTCCTAAAGAAGTTCAGCAAACAACAATCCGACGAAGGCAAGCCAAGTGCTACCAATGTTGGTGATCCTAACCTTGGAATAGCAAAATACAATGAAGAAGAACAATCAGAAGAATCAATGGGAGTTAGTGAGTCAGAAATCACATCTGACCGAACAGGAAAAAAGAAAGGCTTTGTTGAGCGACAAATCGAAGAAAACCGCAAGCTCAAAGAAGAGTTGGAAAAATACAAGAAAGACGAAATTCCCAAGTTTGAAACCAAAATCCAAGAACTTGAGCGAATGGTCTCCGAGTCAAAATCGACGGCAGAAACCAATCATTACCAAGATCAACTCAACAAAGCCAACCAAGAAAAGCTGGAAGTTGAGCAACAACTATCAGAACAAATCAAAGAGTTGCGTAGTAAGCTCGATTTCCACGACATCACAAGCAATCCAGATTTCAAAAAGAATTACCTCGATCCTATCAAAAGCACATACGATACTGCGAGGCAGTTGCTATCGAATGATCCAACGCTTCTTTCAACTTTCTCCCGTGCTGTTAATGCAAACGCCTCCATCTTCAATTCGGCCTCCGAAGAAGACCGTAGAGCGGCAGAAGCTGACCGCGATCAAGCGTTCGAAGAAATCACGAACTCGCTCTCGCAGTTCAAGCAATATCAGTTCGCAGAGCAAGTCAACAGCTTCATCAAAGCAACTCAAAGCCACCATTCAGCTCTTGTCAACTTTGAAGAAACCAAGCAGAATATCCTTCAAACCGCTAAACAAAAAGAGCAAGAAGGCAGGAACAAGTATCTGAACCAGTGGCGTGAAGGCTACAAGAATACTCAGCAAGAGATTGATCGGGCGACTGAAATCCCAGACACGATTGCTGACTACATGAAGGAGAAGGGAATCAAGTATGACATCTCCCGCGACGAGGCTATTGCTCTGGCAGCTACACAGCAGACCAATGAGCAGGCATCAGTTGAAGATATGAACCGACTGATCCACCAAGGCCGCGCCTATCAGAAGATTCAAGCACAACTCAAGGCATACCAAGAGATGGTAAAAGAGAAAGACGATTACATCGCACAACTGAAAGGTTCGTCGCGCATCTCGTCATCATCAAGTGCATCGGATTCCCAGAAACCAAGAATGAGCATCACGGAAGGACTGGCTGCTAAACTTGCGAAGTTCTCACCGCAAGGTCGAACAGCATAAGCCTTACATTCTAAAGTCTGGCATAGATGGGGGAGGTAGTTTGTCGCTGTTCTACCTCCCCCAATTTTTTTTAAAAAAAACTCTTGACATAGTAAATAGGTGATTGCAATGTCCAGCGCAAGAGATATACGAAATTATCGTTTACGATAAAATTAGTGATTCAGTCGCACTCTGACTGGCGAGTATCAGCACTCGCATCAAAAGCTGTTTCCGGACTGGTCTCGCGAGAGACACCGAGGGTTGAACTCCGGCTCGAAAACAACAAGCATTCGCTTGGGGCTTTCGGGCCTTTTGCGTTTGTAAACCAAACTAAAACCAAAACCAAAAATCAAACTCAAACAAAATAAATATTATGGCATCAGATCAGCTATATTTCAACAGTTGTGCCGAGATTGACAGTTTCTTCCGCGAGGGCCGCGAATATTTCAACGACCTCTACGTTAAGAAGCTCGTCACCAACTCTGCATATTTCACCCGTTTCGAGGAGCAAGCATGGCCTCTTAACCACACAACCGAGCAGAAAGCATTCCGCTTTGGCCGTGGATTCCACGATCCTTGCGCTCCTTTCCGCACGATCACCGACACCTACTGCGAGACTGATTCTTGCGATAGCAAACCCGAAGTCATTCAGCGTCCCGGCACTGAGAGCTACACTTTCGAGCTTCTCCGTAAAGAGATGACCACTGACTGGATTTGCGTTGAGAGCCTTCTCTATCGCCTCTTCCCCGCTGAAGAGATTCTCCAGTTCGAGGAGTCGAATGCCCGTATCACCAAGAACGTCCACGAAGAGTTCCTTCGCAGCAACTACATCGGTGGTTCTGGACACAAATGGATGGGCATCACCACTGATGACGGAACCTACTGCGGTTTGGTCGATGACCAAGCATGGTTCGTTCCAGAGCATACGCTCAACAACGAAGCTGGCTACGACCTCTGCGCTCTTCGCGTTAAGATGGCTCCCGCTGACCTCAATAAGATCGCTTATCTCTCGCTTGATATGCTCGATGACGCTCTCGTTGACCTCCAAGATGAAGATGACGCTTTCCGCCTTGATCTCCAAGACGCGACTGGTCAGCCTCTGCTCGACATCGTTATTCCCGATCCTCAAGTTGGCCGTGCGCTTTACTTCCAAGCCAAGCGCAACAATGGTTACTGGGATGCTAACACGGACTTCGATGAACGCCTTACCCGTCTGAAACTCGGCATCAATCGTATCATCGGCGACTACGCCTTCGGTTACGACATCAACGCCGCTCGTTTCAACGCTGACACTGCCTTCAACGCAAGCCTCGCTCCGTTCAACGAAGCTGATCCTGCGACATGGGCGCGTCTCGTTCGCGTTCCTCGTTACATCAAGATCGTCCAAGAAAACGGATGCTCCTATGTTCCTAACCGCGCTTACCGTAATGCCGACTTCGGTATCTCGGTTGCTATGGTGAATAAAGCAATGTGCAAATGGACAATGCCATCCTCTACTGGATACGGCCAAGCCCAACAAATGACCCAGAACTACGCTGGTGATTGGGAATGGAAGAACCCAGATTGGGAGTGCAACCGCTGGCGCAAAACGGGCTTCTATCAAGCTCAGTTCCGTCTCGCTGCACAGGTCAAAGATCCAACCATCATGCACTCGTTCCTGCATCGCCTGCCTAAGAGCAAGAACCTCTACGGTTCCTGCTGCCCAGTTCAGAGCTATTTGGTTCCTGAGAACAATCAGGACTGTTATAGTTGCGCTGGTGTGGGTGACATCGTTGTGCCTTCCTAAGTTAAATAGGGGAGGGGCTTATTCAAGCCTCTCCCCACAACCTTAAATAAAATACAAAATATGTCTAATTCACGACCACTCGCTTATGATCGCGTCAACCTGTTTGGCCCTGTCGCAATCAACCTCCTCGCTACTGGAGATGCTGACCTTCTCGTTCTTAACGACGAAGAGACCAAGTTCTTTCCAACTAGCATTGTTTTGGAAACTGCCTATGCTCGCGGAACCACTGCCACCGATCCAGTTGTGATCGTTGACAATGGAACTTCCGGCGAAAATATGACAGCTTCGCTCACCATTACGGACGCTCTTGATAACCAAGGCCGCTTCAATCCACTTGCGTTTGTTGCTAATCCTTACACTATCACTGGTTCCCGTAAACTCCGCTTGGTAAAATCCACTGTTGGTCTTGGCCAAGCTACGGATTCTTACAAGCGCGAAAGTGGCATTGCTACTATCGTTACTGCCGCCGCTCATGGTTTTGCCACGGGTGATGTCATCACGATTTCCAGCATGACCGACACTACGTTCAATGAACTGCAAGCTGAAGTTACTGTTGTTAACGCAACTACCTTCACCTACGCAAATGCTGGCGTTGATGTTGCACCTACATCAAGCTCTGCTGGACGTGTTGGCGCACTCTACGTGAACGCCTACGTTGTTGGTATCTACTACTAAACCTCAACCTTGGGTGGGGAAGTAAATACTTCCTCACCCTAACCCCTTTTCATTTTATGGCTTGCTTCACCGATCTCGACTATCGCAATAAATCTTATCCGTTCGTTCAAACAATTGCTGATGCCGCTGGCATTACTCCAATCTCCTATGGTTGCTATGACTCAGCTACTGATGCTGCCAAACTTTACCAATTTTATGTTGGACTCGCAACCATTGGTAGCCTCACCCCAGTTACTCAAAACTGCTTTGTGCAAAAAACTGAAGACCAGCAATACTATCTCACTAACGAAGCTCTTGCTGCGGCTCTTGCTTAATTATCGTTAACGATAAAATGACAAGAGAATGTTTCATCAATTCAAGTGTGGATAACCAACTTTATGGTATCCTTGAAGCATTGTCTGCAACAAGTGGATATGTTATTCCAACCAGAGAATGCTTTAATGCTATGACTTTGGACTATCAACTTTATCACATCTGGCAAGCATGGCTTTAACCAAATAAATTTATGCCAATTAATTCTAAAGAATGTTTTACCGATTTGACGCTTGATGGTCAGCTTTACGAAATCTACCAAGCTGCTCAAACTGGTGGTGGAGGCGGCGGATCAGGAACAGTAACCAGCGTAACTGGTGGAACTGGACTTAATGGTGGAACGATAACCACAACCGGAACTCTTTCGGTAAAGTATGGAACAACCGCAGGAACGGCAGCAGAAGGAAATGACGCTCGACTTTCGGATGCTCGTATTCCAACTGGGTCTGCTGGCGGCGATTTGACTGGGACATATCCCAATCCTACCGTAGATGGATTGCAGGGAACTCCAGTTTCCAACGCAACACCAGTCAATGGACAAGTCTTGCAATACAATGGAACGAGTTGGGTTCCGGGGACTATTCCTTCTGGCGGGTCTGGTGGTGGTGGTGTAATTTATTATTTGAATTTCAACACAGCAGCAGACGCTCCTGTAACAAATATTCCGCAAACGCCAAATGCGACCAAAGAACTTGGACTTGTTGGAGAGACAACTGCTACAAGTTATCTTTCGCCAATTCTTTCTACTGCAAGCTACGATTTTCTCGCATCGTTTGTTACTGATCTCAATGTTCCATCTGCCACTGCAATCCCTGCTGGCATTTGGGATTTCAATATCTTTGTCGAATCAACGACTACAAATTCTTCAAACCAAATTTATTTCAAGGTTGAAGTTTTGAAATATGATGGTGTGAATGCTCCAACGCTACTTGGAACATCAAACGATACTTATATTTACGATCCTGCTGAAATTAACCAGCAAGTTGCATCAGTAGTCATGCCACAAACTACGATTCTTGCAACTGATCGAATCCTTGTTTATTTGTATGGACGGGCGAATCAAAACAACAATCGTCTCACATTCCATTTTGGCGGGAACTACCCATCGCATACTCACAGCACAATGCCATCTGTCACAGGAACTGGCGTTGCAAAAGTAGTTAATGGAGTATTCCAGTCTCCAGCATCCACGATTGTTAATGCTGATGTGTCTGCAACCGCAGCTATCGAAGTAAGCAAACTTTCTCAAGCAACCAATCGAATCCTTGGCAGAACAACTGCTGGAACTGGATCAGTAGAAGAGTTGAGTGTTGCAGGCAATCTTACGCTTGCTTCTGGAACATTAACTTCTGCATCTTCTGATGTTCAAATTTTTACATCAAGCTCAACTTGGACAAAACCAACAAACGCTAAATCCGTAAACATCCAACTTTTTGGTGCTGGCGGTGGCGGCGGCGGCGGCAGGAAAAATACTAGTGCGGGAGTGTCAAAAGGCGGTGGTGGCGGCGGTGGTGGAGGAGGTTATTTAAATATAACAATTCCAGCAATTGTTTTAAATGATATTGAAAATGTTACTATAGGTGCTGGTGGAGCAGGCGGCACAGGGACTGCAATAACTGGGAATGGTGGGAATGGTGGGAATGGTGGGAATACAACAATTAACTCGCTAATTTGTTTAGGGGGGACTGGGGGTGCAGGCGGCTCGATTTTTGGAGGCGTGGGAGGTATTGGACTTTTACAAGCAAATAACGGCGGGAGTGGAGGAGCAGCGTCTAATGGAGGTGAGGGGTCGCCAATTTCTGCTGCGACGCTTACTCAATATGGTGGTGCTGGCGGTGCTGGCGGAGGCGGAGTTGGCAATCTAGCTGGTAACTTTTTTTCAGGCGGCACAGGAGGCCGATCAAATGTATTAAATTTAAACGGCACATCGGGTGGTATAGCTGGCGGGGGTGTCGGCGGCGCAGGGGGAAATAACGCATCTGCAACAACTGGTCTTTTTGCCGTTGGATCAGGTGGCGGTGGTGGTGGAGCGGGAATTGTTGTTTCTGGTGGGAATGGAGGTGCAGGTGGATTTCCCGCAAGTGGTGGCGGCGGAGGAGGGGCAACTGAAACTGGTGCAACTTCTGGTGCTGGTGGCGTTGGTGGCGCAGGAATGGCAATTATTACAACCTATTTTTAATATGATCGAACGATATGTAATTTTAAACGCAGATGGAGGATGGTTGGAAAATACTATTCTTTGGGACGGCAATACAGAAACATGGCAACCACCCCAAGGAACTATTGTAAAATTGGAAAGCGAAGTTGATTTTTCAACACTTCCACTACATCCAGATATTTTAAATGATCCAGTCGAAATTATCATTGACATTGAAGAAGCTGGATCGTATTAACACTTTCATTGTTGAAAAACTCAACAAGAAAAACAAAAACACAAAAACTAAACTAAACAACATAAATTAATTATGCCAAACAACGACATCAACCTCACACGCTTCAGCAATCGTCATCGTCTTCAGGGTGATCCAGCAGGAGCAGGCGCACCGCAATCCGCTCTCACAGCAGAGTTGGCTCACAACGAAAACGACCAAATCCTCTACATCGGAACTGGCAATGACGGAGCAGGTAATGCTACCGCCATCGTCCCAATCGCTGGTGAAGGTCACTTCTCGACCCGTAGCTACGCTGAGTCTCTGAGTGGTGGAGTTCAATCCGCCCTCGACGCAGAGGTTACTGCACGTCAAACTGCGGTGAGCGAGCTTTCGAGCCGAGTTGACGCTATTGTGTCCAACACGGATGCAGCGGCTCTTGACTCCCTCTCGGAAATCGTCACCGCTTTCCAAGGTGCGGATAGCGACCTCAATGGTGCTATCACCGCTCTTGGCACATCGGCCACATCGGCCATTGGTGCAGAGCAAACCCGTGCTGAAGCCGCAGAAGCCGCCCTCGCTTCGGATATCTCCGACGAAGAGGCCGCTCGTATCGCCGCTGATAACATCCTGACTGGCGATGTCAGCAATCTCGTAAGCCGCGCCAACACCAACGACACTCGTAGCACCGCTATTGAGACTGCCGCTGGTATTGTCGAAGGTCGTGTTAGTGAAGCTGAGACAGACATTATCGCAATTGAAAATGCTGCTACGACCTTGACTGGCCGTGTTAGCACTTTGGAGACTGATCTTGCTAGTGAAGTTAGCCGCGCTGAAGCTGCGGAGGCTGAACTTGAGAGCGACCTTGCTGCTGAAGTAACTGCTCGTATTGCTGCTGTTAGCGCAGAACAAACCCGCGCCGAAGCTGCTGAATCCGGTCTTGCTGACGACATCGCTAGCGAAACATCGGCTCGTGAAGCTGCTATCTCTGCGGAACAAAC